CTGTTCGCATGTTTTTTATATCTTGTGTTAAGCTAATATAACATTTGTCCTATTCAAGACATAGTTGTTTGCTACTTTCAACTGTCTAGTATCGGTAGCGGGTTTATAAAATGCTAAATAATACAAAGCGGAGGCTTTAACGGAGCTTCCGCTTTTTTATAACGCGATAGTTTTATGAGAACTACTGCGTAACAAATAAGATTATTAAAATAAAAAGTCCGCGTTATTGCGGATTTTTTATGATATTTTGATTTGAATTAATTATTTTTTTTAGTTTTTGAACATATCGTAAAGATACTTTGAATTTATCGCTACAATAATTAACCGAATAACCACTTAATAATAAATCAATTATTTCTATTTTTTTTGGTAATCCTTTATTAACATAAATATATTCGCCTCCATAATTAATAATTAATTTTTTTCTTAGCTCATTATCTAAAATATTTATTTTAGATTTATTTTTTAATTTCTTAGGAATATAAATAACCCTCCCACCAAACGTTTCTACTAATTCACTAATTAAGTTATCCATGATATTGCCGTGTTGCTGAATAATTACTATTAATTAACGATAGACCATAAAACGCATAACTTGCAGCATCAACACCATCATCATTTTTACCCTCTGGAAATGCTAATACTTCTTCTTTAAACCAATTAGGTACTCCACTAACATCATGCCTAACTAAGAATTGCTCGTATCTAGTAACTAACGGTGCAAAACGGCTAATTTTATCGCGGTCAGGTCTAATTCCACGCACAGGTAAAAAAGTCGTTTTAATTAATTCTTGCACCACTGCCACTTGATATTGTGTATTTTCAATTAAAATTAAGCGCGGATTATGTCGATAACTCGCTTCCTTAATTTGTTTAACAACATCATGAAACCCACTTCTAAATCTAATTACCTCTTTAATATAAAAAACTCCGTCTTCATCTTTACACATTGCAACAATCGCTGTCCAATCGGCGTTTTCTTTAGTGCTAATTGCCAAGTCAACACCTAATACCACCGGTAACTCTTTAGGAGTATTAGCTGTTAAAATATATTGCGGTTTAATTAATCCTGCACCGAACGTAACATATTCAGCTAATATTTCCTGTGAATAAATTAATGCAGATGATTCACCTTTCAGCATTTCTTCTTCCTTCTCTTTTAACCACGCTTGCGGTAAATAAGGATTATCACTACTTGGCGCGTGAAACGATATCCAATTATCATTTTTTTTTGATTTATTATCTAATTCATAAAAATAATTCATGCCATTTGGTGTAGAAATAAACCACGCGTCACCGTCAAAATCTAATAATGTATATTCAATACTTTTTTCCCACGCCGTTTCTAAATTAATAGCATGAGCGGCTTCATCAATTACAATTCTGCTATAACTATTTCCACGTCCACAATCCAAAGGATTTTTTAACGTCCAAAAATCAATTCTCCCTCCATTAATAAATTCAATCATTGGACGCGGCGCGCTTGGTTTTTTCTTAATTACTTTATCGTACTTTAAGACAATATCTTGAAATATTTGTGTTAAATAGGCATCTTTTGGTGCATACCAAGCACAAGGCAAGCCTTTCTTTCCTGTACCGTCAATTCCTGCCAAAGCGCCACCGCGTCTATTCAAAATAATTTCTTTCATTAATTCAGTTTTACCAAAACGCCTACCCATTCTCAATACGTTTCTACTTTTAGCATTGCGTAAAATATTTAATTGCGCATTGTGTGGATTAAATTCTGGAATTTTGAATTTAATTAACATAACTAATCACTTCTAAAATTCTCAATAAATAAATCTTTAGCCATTGCTTCATTATTAATTCCCCACGCTATCGATTCACCGCGTTGCCTTAACGTTAGCATTTCCGCTGTTATTTTCGCTGACTTTCCAATTTCAAAATCATTCGCTATTCTTTGTAAAGTATAAATCCCTCTGAATACTTCCCAATCTTCCCTATGCCTATTTTTAATATTTTCTACTTGCTCGCTAATATCATAATCTTCGCTGTTAAATTCATAAATATTAAATCCCCACGATGCCAACTCTCCCTTTTGTTGAATTGTTAATATTTCAGAAGTTATTTTAGCTGATTTGCCAAATTCAAAATCATCCGCTATTTTTTGTAAAATATAAATCGTATGATGTTCATTCCAATCATTACGATGTCTATCTTTAATTAAATTAACTTTATCCTTTAATTTTTCAAAATCATCATCCGCTTTTTTATAAATCCATTTTTCAATTTGAAGTGGTGCTATTGGATTTTTTATTAAGCGTTTATATTTACCGTTCAAATTACCAGATAACCAAGCCGGTGATATTCCGGTTTGCATTGATATATTTTTTAAGCTAAGACCTTGCTTATGCAAAGCCTCAGCTTCTTTCCATAAGGCTTCGCTTATCATTATTTATCCGTGATAAAATCTTTTAACTTCAAGATTCGCATTACCCAGCCTCTTCCATAAAACTTGAATGATTCTAATTTCACATAATATAAAATTCTCCACGCTAAGAATTTATTAACATCTTCTTTACTCGCTTGCTTAATTGCCGTCAATGTTAACGTGCCTAATCTGCCATCAGCTAAAACATTTAATGTATCTTGTGCGAAAATAATTGCACGTTTTACGCCGTGATTTACCGCGCTATCAAATAACAATACATCCCACGGTTGAGGTAAATTATCGCAATTACACGTATCCCAATAGTCAGTTTTATAAATTTCTTTAGCCCGCGCTAAACTTAAATTTTTAATATCTTCCTGCGGATAAGCACGCTTACTAATACCGTATTTAGTTTCACCGCCGGCGTCATTTAAGTCATTAGAATAATTACCTTCTACCCCAATTAAATATTCAAAACATTTATCAAATCTATTCATAATTACTCCTAATCATTAATAAATACCTCTACAGTACCAACTAACGCTAACCCCCCAGTAATAATTGCCTCTACTTGATCTGGCTGTAAACTAATTCCTAACGCTGTTAAAATCATTACAAATCCACGCCAAGTCGATGGTTGCTTAAACAAACCAATAAAATAAATTAGCATAAAAATTCCTCCATAAAAATTATTGCGTATTGAGCAAGTACATTAAACATTATCCACGTAACAAAAATTAATAAACCTATTGGCAACATTTTATAAATCATCTTAAATTCTCATTGGCATTACCACGTAACAATTATCATTTTCACGAATTAATAGCGGGCTATCCGCTGTATTAAAGAATATATCTATAGTTTCACTATTTAACGTATTAATCACGTCCAGCAAATAAGAAATATTAAAACTTATTGAAAAATTATCTATTCCACTAGATAATTCTAATTCTTCTTCAAATGAATTTTCATTATCTTTAGTCGTTACTGTTAATGCGTTATTGGTAAATATAAGATTAACACCCTTAAATATTCCTTCAGTTATCGTATTAGCCCTATTTAATAACAATAATAAATTAACACGCGGTAATGTTATTTTATATTTTAAATCAGCTGGTATTACTTTTTGATATTCTGGAAACTTACCGTCAATTAACTTGCTAATTAACGTTATTTCCGCACAACTAAAACTAATTAGATTATCATTAACAGTTACCGCTATTTCGGTATTATCTGGCAATAATCTAACTATTTTATCTATTGAATTTTTTGGAATAATACAATTAGCATTAACTTCTCCGATTTCTTTAGTTAATGATACTTTAGCTAATCGATGTCCATCGGTTGCAACCGTGATTATTTTGTTAGTGTTAAATTCACAATATAACCCGCACAAATAATAACGCACGTCATTTGTCGCAATAGCAAATTTACTAGCATTAATTAGTGCTTTTAATTCGTTAGAATTAACATTTAATTTATTAGCGTTTTCGATATTTTTTAACGCTGGATAATCCTTCGCATCTAATGTATTTAATACAAATTTACTTTTGCCATTTTTAATTACAGCTTTATTTTCTTTTAGCTCAATCGCAATTCCATTAGTTGATTGAATATTTTTGCAAATATCAAAAAACTTCTTTGCATTAATTGCGCATGAACCATTTTCTGCATAACCGTCAAAATAAGCACCAGCTGTTATTTCTATCTCTAAATTAGTTGCTCTTATCGATAAATAATTATTTTCTATATTTACTAATACGCATTCTAAAATCGGTAATGACATTTTTTTATTTGCCACGCCAACTACTTTAGCAAGTACACTTAATAAAACTTCTCTATTTATTACTGCTTTCATTTTTCAAATCCTCTTCTGAATAATATTGTTTTAAGCGTTCAATACAATGAATAGCCTTATCTAAATCTTGTATTCCGCCTTTGTCTCTAAACCGTGTAACATATTTAATAATGCTTACTTCTAAAAAACCTAGCTTATTTCTGACCCCATACTCGATGGGGTCAATGGCTAGTTTTTTATAATGATTACCGCCAACCTGTTCCATAATTAAAACGGCACGTCATCATCATACTTAATACTATTATCAGTTTTATTTACTTCCTTAGCGGTTAATTGCTTAACCACGTTCCCGACAATATCAAATGTTTTACGCACTACCCCGCTTTTATCAGTATATTCGCCGTATTTAATAATGCCTTCAATATACAATTTATCGCCTTTTTTGACGTAATTTTTAACATAGTCAGCCGTTTTATCAAATGTAATTACATTATGCCATTTAGCCCGATTCTCCCATTCCCCATTAGCATTCTTAACATTATCGTTAGTTGCTAATGAAAATTTAGTATAATTAACCTTTCCGCTTGAACCCTCTGGTTCTTTACCAACATTACCAATTAAAATAACTTTATCTAACATGTTTTTTCCTCAACTCGAAGTGTTCACACCTACGCAATTTATCTATTGCATTTTTACAACTTTTATTACAAATAGCGCATTGATTATTCGCATTTTGAATCGCCGCAATTAGTACAAGTTTTACATCCATCTTTTATTATTACCGCTTGCTGTAGACATTTATTACAAAATCCCATTTTTACTTCTTTATTTACTACTTTATTTACTAATCCATTTTTATTTAAGTGCTGTTCAATTACATCACCTATTTCTGCAACCAAAGAAGGGATATATTTACCGCCCTTCTGAAAATAACCGCCTTTCGGATCGAAAGTTAATTTTAATTCAGAAATAATATCAGCATAATTCTCTTCTGTACGAAATAACATGCTAATAATTCTAGTTAGCGCCACTACCCATTGGTAATGCTCCATATTGCGTGAATTAATAAAAATTTCAAACGGTCTGATTTTACCGTTATCATTAATATCATTAATTGTTAAATATAGCGAGTATTCGCAAACGGGCGACTTTATTTTATAAGTAGTGCCGGTTAATAATTCTGGTCTATTTAATTTTTTCATTGGTTGCTGGTTAGTTGCTAATTCCATCTTTACGATTTTTTGATTTACTTCTATTATATCACAATTATTAATATTTTCCATAGCTACCTTCTTTTATTGCATCAAATAAATTATTGGCATCATGGATTTCATTATCATATTTAATTTTATCAGTCGCTTTTACTTTCATTTTTTTACCATCATCTAACGTTATTTCATAATAAGTATTTTCTAAATCTTTGTTATTCACTAATACGCCTTGGAACGCTTCAGGATTATATCTAAATGTAGTACAACCCTTTAACCCTTTTTCGTAAGCGTATAAATAAATTTTCTTAAACGTTTCAAAACTAAAATCCGAAGGAACGTTTATTGTTTTCGATATTGAAGAGTCAATATATTCCTGCGCCGATGCTTGAATATCAATATGTGCATACGGGCTTAATTCGGTAGCCGTTGCAAAGTAATCTGGCAAATCATCAACTGCTATATTTGCGTTTATCAACTCTTTATATTTTAAGTATTCATAAGAATACACATCACTTTTTGTTTTTGTCTTTTTACCGGGCATAATAATATTTCTTGAATATTGATGTGAAAAACTCGGCTCAATACCGTTACTCGCATTATCAGTAAACGCTAAACTAATTGTTCCAGTCGGTGCTATTGAAGTGTGATGCGTAAAACGACATCCATTATTAAATAGCGCTGGATGTACACTATTAAATATTGCTTTATTTAGATATTTACTTTTATTAAATAACGCAATATTCTTTTTATCATTAAAAATTAATGCAGGAGTTTTTTCTGCACCTAATAATATTCCTTCGTTCCACCCCTCCACCGCTAATATTTTAGTTACTTCTTTGGTAA